CTTGTCCGAAGAGTTCGAGCTTGATGTCGCCTGAATACTCTCCTCCCAAGCTGCCTGAGAGGGGTTGCCTTTTCGCTTTGATCTTTGCTTTCGTGAGCCAGTCAACGAACCACTTCTCGTGGTAAGTTCCTTTATTTTTGTTACGGTTTGCCATTTATCTTCCTTGTAGCAATGAAGGCATATGTACCAATGCTTTTCGTAGGTAGCTCCACTGTTGTTTTTAAGTATTGCAACAAACAAATGAGCTTTTGTTTCACATGCAATGCAAGTAATTGAGTTACCTTTTCGTGACTTGGATGTCATATTGCAAAGCATCCAGCCAACACATCAGCATAAATCCAGAGGGCAATCTCTTGTGAGACTCCCACTTGTGGATGAGTGATACAGTACAACCTATTTTATGAGCTAATGATTCTTGGCTTAAACTTTGCTCTAACCGAGCGTCGGTCAACATCTTTACCAGAAGTTCGTAGTCCTTTGGTATACTCACAGGCTTGTTGTATCGCGTGAAGTCTTTCGATAGCATTGATTACTTTCACTGCTGTATCGTACCTAAGTTCAGTAACTTTATTGATAGCCCTGTAATAGGTAGACGTTGGAATGTCTGCTTCTTTGAAGGCGGTCAGCAAAGAGATGTTATACCCCTTTGCTGTGTCTGTTATGTATTGAAGATAAGATTTCATACTGCACTAATGCAGCAATCTAAGGTCCATTGTCAAGGTCCATCCAATCTTCGTGACCGTATTCAATCTGGCCGCTGCCTCCGCAGTTATCGCAATCAAGAACTTCTTCTACGATATGCCCTATATCTACATCAAAGCTTGCGTACACATAGCGCTCTCTCTCTACGGTCCCTATGCCTTGGCATTCAGGGCAGTCTACCCACACTTCATGAGTAAGGGATGGAGTCATCGATGTCTGGCTGCTCATTGTTATCTTCCCAAGCTTTGGTTGCACGTTGTAAAAACTTCTCACGATTAAAGCGAGGATTAGTTTTCTCTAGCTCATCAGCTATTGAATGCAGATGGGTGGGCCAACTCACCATTGGCCCGATTGTATCTGCAATAAATTCATAGTGTTGTTTACTCATTCTCATGTCATCTCCAACCATTGTTTTGATTTCATTGCGTTGCTTACTAACACTTCACGATTGTACTGCGCCTTATGAGGGGAGCGTAGTTCGCTTGTGTGACTAGACCAGTATGTAAGACAGTTATATAATGCCCACTTGTTATTGCCCAAGTTGGCACGTTCATTGTCGTAAATGCCTAGCAAGTTTTCGAGTTGCTTTTCATTGGTCTTGGTGACTGACTGCTGACGTGTGAATGATTTGCAGACAGTCTTCTTAAAGAAGTCTTCGACTTGTGGGTGATCAAGGCTTGTAGCCATGTACCTTTGCCACTCTTCCTTGCGATTCATAAAGTGATCAAGGCCACTGACTACCTTGGCTGCTGATCCTTCTACATTAATTGATGCGGTGTGCTTATACTTACTGCGAGCTACTGCGTCTGCTGTTGTGCAGCCATTGAGACACCACAGTCTAAGACCATTGGCTTGCTGAGAGAAAGACCAACTAGCATCGTAGCTATTGAAGAATGATACTCGGAACTTAACGTAGTCTCCGACTGCTGGCTCAACAACTAGGTCATTGAATAGTATCTCTCCTCGTAGCTTACGACCATTCTCCATAACATCTACTGAGACTTCATAATCTCTAGATAGATCAGCTGACTTCACTCCGTCGATAACAGAGTCAACTACATCTTGATGATTAACGATCTTGTACCTTGAGCCGTGAAGCCCAAGGTTTTCATTGGTGTCTAACCGAACAACTGCTTTGTGTCCTTCGATGACATTGCCAAGCTGGTCATACACTGGCTGCTCTTCGACCTCAAAGTTGTAGTCATTGACTACTTCCATGTAACTAATTGTATCTAACATTAGTCTTCTCTTTTCATTAGCTTGTTGCATTGATCTACAATAGGGTCGAGCTCCATTTGCAGAAGCGCGATTGTAAACTGGTTGAACTCAGTTCCTTCAATTGAATTGATTTGTTCATCAAAATGCTTAAGACATTTCGAAAGCTCCACCACTTGCTTGAGTGGCAGAGGAAGATTGACGGGCGTGTTCTCCCTNTCGATAAAGTGTAGCATTGCGTACTTCTCCTTTGGTTACATAGGTTAGCTTACTGCAAGTGTGCAGCTATTACAATAGTTAATTAAACGTGTATGTTTAGCTCGTTGTTAATCTCCATTGTTAGGGTGTGTAATCGTGAACTGTGCAAGCAGATAAGTTTAATCTTTCCATTAAGATCAACATATCGTTAGGATCGTAAGGTGCTTTTATCCACAAAAGATAAGTGGTTTTTGTGTAGTAATTTACATATACAGTAATTTCTTTCCACATGTGTTTTACTCCGAACATAAAAAAAGGGAGCCATTGCTGACTCCCAGTAGTGAGAGGGCTTACGCCACCCTCTTTCTCAGGTTGCTGAAGTTATTTGGCTTGGCCTTTGTTGGCGCTGGCTTTCTGTTAGGGAGCCATGTTTCTCCGCCAGAGAATACTCCGTAGACTTCTTTGTCTGCGTTATGACGATCGACCAGTTCGTCAAGCTCAGGCGTAAGGCGTTCAATCCAGCGCTCAGTGCGTTCCATTGCGTAGACGTTTTCTTCTTTAGCTGCGATGTCATACTCTGCAAGTGAGTCTGCGATCTGCTTGCGTTTGAAGTTAAGGCTGTTGTGTGAAGTGTAGCAGGCGTCTCTTGCGAGACCGATGAGGAACTTATCGTTAACCACAAGACCACCAGTCTTGTTGTCAGGGTTGCTCATGTCATGATTGTGATAGTTGATTACATCTAGTTTCAATTGCGCGAGTGTTGATAGCTTCTTAGTCATTTCCTAGTTCTCCTGTTCTGTGCGAGGGCCATCCCCGCAACGAGGACTTCATGCAAGGAAGGCAAACGCCCAGCTTGCTGGGTGCTTGACGTTCGCCAGTACCAATTTGTCTCGCGAGGAATGACCCGAAGGGGCAGGGGAAATTGATACTGGCGAATGTTTTGACGGCCATGCAATGAACAAACGAGTGCGGGGATGGTCAGAGCCTACATAACTATTAGGAGAATGACGGACTTGCGGCTATCAATACGAGCGTGATTGACACGGCAGTTTAGTATGTATTTCTGTCAAGCCTTTTGAGAACACCATTAGGTATAGGTTTGGAACCAATGCGTATAGTATGTGTGTTCAACCTATTGACAGACAATCCCAAGATGGTGTTTGTATGGGGGGGAAGAGGGAAGGGGGGGCCGTAAGGAGTAACTAATGAATGATGTAAAACTTAGAAAGCTTACACCAAAACAGACAGCGTTAGTAGACACCATCGTAGCAAATGGATGCACCTTGAAAGTCGCTGCACCGTTGGCTGGATATGCTGATGGCGAGTCTGGAAGAGTGACTGCAACCAAGACTATGAAGTTGCCTCATGTGCAGCAGTATTTGATGCAAAGGATGAATGAGGAATTTGGGATTAGTGCTACCCTAGCTGCTGGAACTGTAAGAAGACTGGCTGTTGGAGCTAAATCTGAGTACGTTCAGCTCGAAGCAAGCAAGGATTTACTGGATAGAGCTGGTTATAAACCGATAGATAGATCACAGGTACAGGTGGCTGGTGACATAAGAGTGACTATTGACCTAGGTTAATTGCATCTGGTCATAGCCCAGCTAGGGGGTAGGGGGGAAAACTAGCGGCTAGTTACATGGTAATAGTCCCTCACTCCCACGATTATTCCAAAAGGTTTGTGCATTGTCATAATTATTTTTCTTGGTATAGGGTTCTATAAAAGGAGATTGATATGGATGTAGTAACGAAGGCGGCTGGTGCTGAGAACCAGTTCAGCGATGCGTTGTCATTGCGCGGTGACTTTTCTCTTAGCATTTCAGGGACGTTTGTGGGAACTGTTAGTGTTCAGCGCAGCTTTGATGGGGGGAGTACTTGGGCTTCTGTAGATACGTTTACTGCTCCTATTGAGACTGCTGGTTATGAGCCTGTTGGCGCACAGTATCGTGTTGGCATTGCGAGTGGTGCTTATACGAGTGGGACTGCTACCTGTACACTTAGAGAGAATGACACTGGTCGTTAATCATGGTTGCTAAGAAGTATCAGAATCCAGAGGGCGGATTGAATGCTGCGGGTCGTGCTTATTTCAAGCGCAAGGAGGGTTCTAATTTAAAGGCTCCTCAAGGTAGCGGCACTCATGGTCGTCGAGTTTCTTTTGCTGCTAGATTTGGTGGCATGGCTGGCCCTCTTGAAGACAGCAAGGGGCGTCCCACTAGATTGAAGTTAGCATTAAAGAAATGGGGATTTGGTAGTAAGGAATCTGCCAGAGCGTTTGCTAGGAAGAATAGGAAGAGTTAGCCATGTGCATGAAGAAGCTAGAGAGTACCCAGAACAAGCTTTTGCCTAAAGGTTTAAGAACGAATATGTTTGGCGGTAGGAGCAATGCTTATAGCAAGGCTTTTAGCAAGGTTGAGAAAAAGAAGGCTGATCCTCTTCCCTCGTTAGGTACTCAGAAGGTTAATCGCGGCGAGGCTCCTTTGCTAGACACGCCTTATAAAAGAAAGGGCAAGAAGCCCCGATCTTTAATTCAATCTACGCTAGGAGAATATTAATGGCTTGGTATACGAAT